GTTTATGTCAATTTAACGAATATTTTGACGAACAAATAACCGACGAAAAAGGCAGCATTAAATCATATTTTAATTTTTCAGGCGGTGAAAGAAAAAGAATAGATTTAGCTTGTTTATTTGCTTTTCTCGATATTCGACGCATGCAGGGGGATGTACATTTTAGTACCATTTTTTACGATGAATTACTAGACTCATCTTTAGATGATAAAGGGGTAGAATTAGTTATAAAAATTCTCCGAGAACGCTCGTTAAAACACAATGAACACTGTTATATTATAACTCACAGGGCTAATGCAATTATAACTGAAATTAATAATACTCTTTTCCTTGAAAAACGAAACGGTTTCACATACTTATTAAAGTAACATCATGTCAAATTATCTTGTCGCTCAGTCGGGATTAGCCAGTATTTTAGGTTCGCCTCTAGGTCTACCTCCAAATTTACCATTTTCAAATCAGGTCCTACCTATACAAGGACAAGGAAATGCATTACCGCCACCAGAAGTACCAGGTCAAGGTCTACCAAGAGCTATAAACTATTTAGCTGACTACGGTGGGTGTAGTTGGTATCGGTGTATGGCCCCAAATCTAATGTTAAACCTTTTTCAAAAAGCTGTTGCGTTAGAACTTACCACTATGGTTTTAGACCCACGCTTTTATGCAGGTGTTAAAGCTATTAAAGTACAAAGACAAGCTACACCAGTACAAAGAGATTTCATGAAATTTTTGAAAGAAGTTTCGAAAGAATTAAAATTCAAAATAATTTACGAAATTGATGATATTGTATTTAGAGAAGACATACCGGATTACAATCGTAACAAGGATGCATTTGTAGCTAATGAAATTAGAGATTCAATTTTACAGATACTTGATCTGTGTGATGAAGTTACTGTAACATGCGAATTCATGAAAAATTATTTTGACGAAAAAATGGGTGTTAAAAAATCAACAGTTATACCCAACTACCTATCAAAGTGGTGGTTTGATCGTTATTATAACTTAGGAGATTTAGTTAAAAAATACGAAAAAAATAAAAAGAAACCAAAAATTTCTATCTTTGCTTCAGGCACACATGTTGATGTTACCAATAGAACTGGGCAAAAAGATGATTTTGAAGCTATTGTACCTGCCGTAATAAAAACAAGAAAAGATTTTAAATGGCAGTTTTATGGTTGTTATCCTTTGCCGTTAAAACCGTTTATTGATAGAGGAGAAATAACTTTTCATGAATGGGCACCGCTGCCTAACTTTCCGCAAGCAATGGCACTCTCTGATACACAAATAGCATTTGCAGCTTTACAAGATAACAACTTCAATCGTGCTAAAAGTAATATTAAGCTATTAGAGTCAGCTGCTCTCGGGATACCGTGTGTATGTCCTGATATGGTAACTTATAAAGATGCATTTTTAAAGTACAAAACAGGAGATGAATTTATTGACTGCATTAAAACGGCTACTAAAAATCAACATACGTACGCTGATTACTGTAAAAAATCACGAGCTTATGCAGAAGATTTTTGGCTAGAAGATGAAAAAAACCTTATGAAACATTATGAGGCTTATTTTACATCTTTTGGTTCCCCTGACAGAAAATATTTGCTTGAGACTAATCCTAAGTCATAATACAATAGGTAGTAGTGTATAGGAACGCATCATATAACCCACGAGAGGGTACTGTGTACCTTAGAACTTGGACCGAAGACGGAGCAAGAATTGATACTGAGGTCCCTTTTACCCCTTATCTCTTTACTGAGCAGAAAGACGGTAAAGATGCTACTTCTATCTTTAAAACACATCTTAAAAGACATTACTTCAAGAATACCTTTGAACGTAATAAGTTTGTTCAGGAAACTAAGAATCCGAGATTGTTTGGCAACCTACCCGTTGATCAGCAATTCTTAGTAGATAGGTTCAAAGAAGAGGTTCATAAACCTGAATTCAGTCAATTCCCCCTTAAAGTTTACTTTATCGATATTGAGACATATTCACCTGGTGCTTTTCCTATCCCGAAGTATGCTAAGGACCCGGTCAATCTTATTACGGTATTAGATACACTCAGCGGTAAAATTCATACCTGGGGTCTAAGAGAAGATTATAAACCTAAACTCGATAACATAACCTATTATTGCTGTAAGACTGAAGGTGAACTATTCGAAAGGTTTGTTAACTTCTGGAAGAAAGACCCGCCTGATATCTTAACTGGCTGGAACACCGAACAGTTTGACGTTCCTTACATTATTAACCGCGCTAAAAATTTACTTGGTGAAGACTTCATCCGTCAGTTATCACCAGTCGGCCAAGTTCACTACAGAGAAAACTTTGCCAAGTTTGGTAAAGAAATGGGTAGATGGTATATCTCTGGGGTTAGCTGTTTGGACTACATGGAGATTTACAAAACGTATTCAAAAGGCGATAGAGAGTCGTTCTCTTTGAATTATATTTGTGAGTACGAACTCGGTGAAGGCAAACTAGCTATTAATGCTACAAATCTTTCTTCCTTATCTGAAACGGATTGGGAAAACTTTGTAGATTATAACATCCAGGACGTTGATCTGCTTCGTAAACTCGAAGAGAAACTTAATTACCTTAAGATCATTCGTTTGCTATCTTATAAAGGCTGTACAAATTTTGAGAGAGCTTTAGGTAAGGTATCAATTGTGACAGGTGCTATGACACTTCAAGCACAGAAACAAGGGTATGTTATCCCTACCTTTAAGAATGAAACCGAAAGAGAATCTCTCGAAGGTGGTTACGTCCGGGACCCAGAAAGAGGACTTAAAGAGGCTATTGTATCTTTTGACGTTAACTCCCTATACCCAAACACCATTATCACTCTCAATATTGGCTCTGAGACTAAACTTGGTAAAATTGTAACCGGTGATCCTGAATACGATAAAGAGGTTGAGATTAAACTCGAGTCAGGTGGTATGTTTAAGATCACTGTATCTAAACTCAAGAAGTTCTTAAAAGACGAAAACGTAGCTTTATCAAAGGCCGGTGTTTTATATTCTCAAAAGTTTAAAGGTGTTTGCCCTAACTTGATTAATAGTATCTACGAAGAGCGGGTGTATGCTCGGAACGAGATGATTAAGCTCAAGAAGACAAAACAAAAAGATAAAGAGACAGTTGGTAAGATTCAATACTTTGATACGCTTCAGTATACGCTAAAGATTCTTCTTAACTCCATCTACGGTACGTTCGCTAACAAGCATTCCGCCTTCATGGATATTGATAACGCTTCGTCGATTACTTTAACAGGTCAAGCCGTTGCTAAAGCTGGTGGTGCTATTGTAGATGCCTGGGCTAAAGAAAAGTTCGGTATCGATGAGTCGCTCATTATTGCTGGTGATACTGATTCTCTTTATACTACAATTCAGCCTATTCTCAATAAGCTAAATTTGCCCCTTGTAAAAGACGGCTCTATTACTCCAGAGGCTCATAAGATTATTAACGCCATGGAAAAGCATCTTAATACTGAGATTATTAACTGGGCTAAAACTGATCTTAACTCTGCAGATCCTCGATTTGTTTTCAAACGAGAGGCTATTGCTGATGTAGGTTCCTTCCTAATGAAGAAACGCTACATTATTCATATCTTAGATGAGGAAGGTGTTCCTACTAATAAATTTAAATACGTAGGTGTTGAACTGGCCCGATCAACAACCCCTAAGGAAGTAAAGGCCTTGATTAAGAAAACTATTGATACAGCCTTCTTAACAAAAGATGTTAAAAAGACTAACGAAGTGTTCCGTGAAGCTTACGATCACTTTAAAAACCTCGATGTATCTGAAGCAGCCTTCCGTAAAGCTGTAAAAGAGCTCGAGAAATATTCAGGCGGAGCTTCACTTCATAAATTTAACCTTGGTACGCCCTGTCATGTTAAGGCTGCTCTAGCCTATAACTTCTTACTGGAGAAGATGGGCATACAAACCAAGTATGAAACTATTAATTCTGGGCAGAAGGTCAAGTACTTCTACGCTATGAAGAACCCGTATGGTTTAGATGCCGTAGCGTTTACCGGAGAGTATCCTAAAGAGTTCCACGAGATTAAAATTGACTACGACAAGATGTTCGGTAAAATTGTTGTGCCACCTATTGAAGCTGTTTACGAAGCCATCGGATGGAGAATTCCTGTAATCGGCAAAGAAGTTCAAACAGATTTATTTGATTTATTTGGAGATTGATTTATTATTACTACTATGCTTATATCACACGAAACACCTGTATCGTTGCTCCCTTATTCTTGGGGCTATAATGACTATGATTACTGCTTGGTGCATTTATTGCCTGAGAACCAAGCATATAAAGACTTTTATTTTAAGTCAGTAGGCTACGGACGGAGAGTTCTTTTAGACAATTCTATCTTTGAGTTAGGAACAGCTTTTGATCCTGATCAGTTTGCCTATTGGGTTAAAGAGCTTAAGCCTTTTGAGTATGTTATTCCTGATGTATTAGAAGATACTGCAGGCACTTGTATGTCAATGGATAACTTCCTGTCAAAGTATTCTGATCTCCCTGGCCGTAAAATTGGTGTTGTTCAGGGTAAAACATATCAAGATATTGTTGACTGCTACCGCTATGTTGCACCGAAGGTAGATAAGGTAGCCATCTCTTTTGACTATTCTTATTATCTTGAGAATTGTGATTGGTCTCAGATTAATGTTCCTGGTTTTGTTAAGAAGCAGGAAGAAAATAAATGGCTCAAATATGCTGTTGGCCGGGTTAAACTTCTCGATGATCTCTACGACGATGATGTGCTTGATGTCGATAAACCTCACCATCTCTTAGGTGCATCATTGCCCTGGGAATTTGCTTTATATGCTGATAATTACCTCAGTGAATATATTGAAACTATTGATACTTCAAATCCAATTGTGGCGGGTATTCTTGGGAAAAAATACGAACCTGAATACGGATTGTCAGAGAAATGGTCAGTAAAGCTTGTTGATTTTATTGATGCTGAGT